CGGCGTTGCATATTGGCGCGTTACATCTTTGTACGCCGATGACGGGCGCCCTAGTGGTTTTGAGTGGGTAGCTAATACACGCGTAACAGTTACTACTGACCAATACGGTGATCAAGTTGATTACTACAGCGTTAACGGTGTACGTGCGCCAATGTCAGGTATTGGTTCCCTTGTTACTTTTCAATCTTTGTTACCTGGCGTATTAGAAACAGGTGCCCGCACAATACAAAGCGCGATAGATGTACAAAAAGCCGCAGCTGTTGCAGCTGCTACACCTATGCCAACTGGCTTTATTAAAAACAGCGGTGCAGATTTACCTGAGGCACAAATTAGCGGTTTATTAGCTGCGTGGAAAGCTGCACGTGCATCACGTAGCACAGCATATTTAACTAGCACTTTAGATTACCAACAGGTTGGCTTTAGCCCTAAAGATATGACCTACACAGAAAGTTCTCAATACTTAGCTACAGAAACAGCGCGCTTAATGAACGTACCTGCATATTACATAAGTGCAGATATGAATAACTCAATGACTTATCAAAATATATTAGACGGGCGCAAAGAGTTTGTGGCATATTCTTTGCAGCCGTTTATTAGCGCTATTGAGAACCGTTTATCTATGGATGATATTACGGCGCACGGTAACGTTGTGCGTTTTGCACTAGATGAGACTTTCTTACGTGCGGATACTGCAGCGCGTTTAGATGCAATAGAAAAGATGCTTAACCTGGGTTTAATTGACTTAGAGCAAGCGCAAAGTATGGAACAGCTAAGCCCTAGTGGCCTTAATGAAGGGAACGAAATCCGTGATCTTAACGTTTAGTGGCAATATCGAGGCAGTAGATAGCGGCGAGCGCCGTATGATTTCAGGCAAAATTGCACCCTATGGCGAGGTAGGTTATACAAGCGCGGGTAAAGTAGTTTTTGCTGAGGGTTCAATTAGCGCAGCTGAACCAAGTAAAGTAAAACTTTTAATGGCACACGATAACTCAGCCGTGGTAGGGCGTATGCAAAGTATGACCTCAGCTAAAGACGGTTTATATGCAAGCTTTAAGGTAAGTGCATCCTCACGTGGATCAGATGCGATTTTGCTAGCCCAGGAGCAACTTATGGACGGCTTATCCGTTGGTGTGGAAGTTACCGCATCAAAGCCCCAAAAGGATTATCTCCTGGTCACCGCTGCTACCTTACGCGAGGTATCACTCGTAGAGAGCGCTGCCTTTGCAAGCGCTGCGGTGCAAAAAATTGCTGCAGCTGCAGGCGATATGCCAGTAGAGGCCGCAGAGTCCACAAGTACAAAAATTACGACAACTAACACCGTAATAAATACAACCACAACCGAAACCGAAACCGAAACCGAAAGCGAGGCCGCTGTGACTACAGCCCCCGATCAATCCGCACCTGAGGCAGTAGATGCCACAGAGCAGGCTGCACCTACAGTAGAGGCAGCTCGTAAAATCATCCTACCAAGCGCGCTTAATTCACAGCGCGTACGTACGCCTATTACATCAATGGGTGCATACACAGAACACAAGATTAAAGCTGCACTAGGTAATGAAGATAGCAAGCTATACGTAACTGCAGCCGATGACGATTTCAGTACTAACCCTGCATTTTCTCCAACACAATACCTAAGCGAGTTCCCAACTAACACACGTTTTGGTACACCGTCTATTGATGCGTGTTCACGTGGAGTTTTGCCAGCTAGCGGTATGACTATTAACGTGCCTTCTCTTGTTACATCTGCAGGCGGTAAGTCAGGCGTTGCACCTGTTGTAACTGTTGAAGCCGAAGGCGGAGCAGTTGCTAACACAGGTATGGTTACTGAATACCTTTCAGGTACAGTATCTAAGTACTCAGGTATGAACACTATTAGCATTGAGTTGCTAGAGCGCTCAGATCCTAACTTCTATGCTGAGCTAACAGCACAGCTACAAAATGCTTACCTAAAGACTCTTGATACAACAGTTAACGCTGCACTTATTACAGCGGGTACCGTTGCAACTACAGCACAAGCTGCTACATCTGCAGGCATTATTGGTTACGCATCTGAGGCCGCACGTCTTGTTTATGAGGCAACTGGCTACTATGCACAGAATTACATCGCAAACGGTAGCCAATGGCAATTATTGATGTCCGCATCCGATACTACTGGCCGTCCAATTTATTCAGCATCACAGCCAATGAACGCAGGCGGGCTAACACAGCCTGGCTCAATCCGCGGCAACGTATTAGGCCTTGATCTATACGTAGATAAAAACTTTGCGGCTACTACAACTGTGGATGACTCAGCAATTATTCTTGCGCCTGAGGCATTTACTGTTTACCAATCACCACAGGCTTATATGTCAGTTAACGTAGTTAGCAATCTGCAAATCCAGGTGGCTATTTATGGCTATATGGCAACTATTGCAAAAATGCCTAAGGGTATTATCCGTTACAACTTCACCTAAGAAAACCCACTAATAGTTTGGTAGGCCTCTTAGCCCTTTGAGGCTTACCAAACCTAAGTAAGATAGGAGTACAAAAATGCCAGCCACGTATGTAACAGCTGCTACCTTAAAGGCTAGCCTGGGCGTTGGCACTTTGTACGATTCTTATACCTGGATAGAGGACACCTGCCAAGCTGCACAAGATCTAATAAACGGTTTTTTATGGTTTGACAGCGCGCCCGTAGTCGGTACCGCGTTGGTGTCCAATGTCGCTACCGTTATGGTTGCCAACCCTGGCATCTTCACCACGGGCCAATCAGTAACTATTGCTGGGGCTGGTTCAACCTTTAACGGTACTTACACAATTACGGGCACTATTCCATTTTCTACAGGCACAGCTAATATCTTGCCTGCGTTTAATATGCAGCTTAACTATTGGCAATTCCCACAGGGCTATAGCTTTATCCAATATGCAAAAACTGCAGCTGACCAAAACTTTAGGCGCGTACTGCCTTATGGCACTATGACAGGTGACGATACAAAAACCGCTACCTACGCCAATACTCCAGCTATAAACGCTGCAGCTTTAATGCTGGCAGAAAATATATGGACTTCACGGTTTAGTACACAAAACGGCGGCACTAGCTTAGACGGCTACAGCCCTAGCCCGTTCAAAATGTCAAATACGCTTATGGCATCTGTAAGAGGCCTCTTAGCTCCGTATCTTTCACCCGCAGGTATGGTCGGCTAATGCCTGCAGCTATAACTACCTTACGCAGCACAATAGCTGCCGCCCTGGCTAATCCTGGCGTATGGACGGTATTTAACTACCCGCCAAGCACAATGCAAAGTAGCGCTGTGGTGGTGGCCCCTGCGGATCCATATATCACGCCAAGCAATAACTCTCAGGCAACTATCTCGCCTATGGCTAATTTTAAGATTATTATGACGGTACCAATGTTTGACAACGCCTCTAACCTAATTGGCATAGAGGACACAATAGTAGCTGTGTTTACTAAACTAGCTAATAGCGCAATCGTATTTAATGTTACTGGCGTGAGCGCGCCAAGCGTACTAAGCGTTGCCGCAGGTGACTATCTAACGGCAGATTTACAAATAAGCATACTAACGAGCTGGAGCTAACTAATGGCACTTACAGATGAAGAAAAAGCGTTTTTAATCAAAATTGGCCAAGAGCTGCCAGTAGAGGTTAAAGAGACAAAGACAAAAGACACACCTACCGAGAAAATAGGAGAATAGCCCAATGGCAATTTATCTATCCAATACCGTAGTGGCTACTCTTAACTCAGTAGTCCTATCAGATCACGTAACAAGCGCAACTATTAACCGTGCCTTTGACGAGCTAGAGGTAACAGCTATGGGCGATACAGCGCATAAGTTTGTTAAGGGCCTAGAGGCCAGCACTATCACTCTAGACTTTTTGAGCGATACAGCTGCGGCAAACGTAAACGCAACTTTGCAAGCTGCCTGGGGTACAACAGTACCGCTAACACTTAAGCAGACAAGCGCCGCCGTATCAGCAACTAACCCGCTATACAGCACTACTGTGTTAGTTAATAACACTACAGACATTAACGGCGCTGTTGCAGATATTGCTACTCAAAGCATTACCTTTACCTGTAATTCACCAATCGTAATTACAACTTCATAACCAACTAATAAAGGGGCTAACACAATGGCAAAACTTAAAATAACAAGGGCAGACGGCAGCGTATCGGATCATCAGATTACGCCACGTATTGAGTACGCCTTTGAGTTATATGCAAAAAAAGGTTTTCACAAAGCCTTTAGAGATGACGAAAAGCAGAGCGATGTGTACTGGCTAGCCTGGGAGTGTTTACGCACAAGCGGGCAAACCGTACCGATGTTTGGGGCAGAGTTTTTAGACACCTTAGCTAAGGTTGAGGTACTAGATGATGACCCTTTGGGGTAGTGGGGCGCGGTAACTTTGGTTACCTCATAGCGCAGCTAGCCGTAGAAACGGGTATTGCGCCCCAGTACTTACTAGACCTTGATGCAGATATGTTTAAAAATATGCTCAAAGTCCTAAACGA